GCTTGCCTTCTGATTCTCTTTCCATATCGATTCTGGGCCACCACTTCCAAGCGGGCCCATATACCCAGCAGAAGAATGGTCAAGGTGTAAGAACACACATTGATGACTGCAACACCTTCCGCGAAGCATATCCGGCAAATGCAATCGTTCCAGAGTCTGATGCCCGAGATATTGCCCGCCAGATTCTCGAGAAACCTACTCCCGCGATTGGCCTGACACATGCTGGTCCCTCGCCAAATTTCACTGGCACTGGCGCTCATTTCGCGGAAGCATCTGATCAGATTTACAGTCAGAGTGCGATGGCTCAATTTGCGGAAATTCGAGCTGACATTGCGCGTGCTGTAGACAAACTAGCATCCCCTCCAAAAGGAAATTGGCAGCAAGTTTACCTGTATAAAGGCAAGGTCTGTGCATGGTACATGCTTCGTGATTCACCTTCGTCCGCTGATGGCTTTCGTGTGGACTGGTTTGCAGTCAGCAGCTATCCTGTTCTAGGATCCATAGAAATCCAAAGCACTGAAGGGGACACACTCCATCTGTGGCCTCGGCAGCGCTTTCGATCTCAGGAAATGAAGTTAATGAGAGCTGGACCAAGGCGTCTTAAGCTGGCACTATTCTCGATGCTTGAAAAAAGCCTTGCCACTGAAACGTCTGTCAAAGATGTGGTTCATGCCTGGGAAAAGCTGGCAACTACTCTCGTTACATCAACTTATGCGTCTGGGAAGTTATACTTGACAGGCAGGTATCTTTCTACCACCATGGGAAATCCATCAAGCCCTTTCGACGAAATGTCAAAGAAACTTGTCAATCCGAAGACTTTCGCAGATATTTTCTACTTGGAAGTACTGTCTCAGGCCTTGGTAAACTGGACGACAAAAACCCAGTATCGCGCGCAGTGTCCCTTGCTTGGGTTACCACGCGCATACGGACAGCTTGAGTCGTATTGGATGTGCTGGGTTCCTGATGAATTCGCCGACAGCAACAAGAACTTCGCCCTCTGTGTTCTATCTCTTCATGATGAGGCCAAGTATATTGAGGAAACTATGGAGGCGCGATGTGGTGATCTTGAAAGACAGCTTGAGATTTTAACGCAACGCAATGTAAGTCAAGAGGAGCTTGAGGTGTCTCTCCGTGCAACCTGTCTTTTGGATCCAAAGGGCATGCTAGGGTGGAGTTGGATTGGAAGCCTTGCGTCTGGCCATGCCCTACAACTCAGATCAGATCCTGGTCTTTGGGATCGCCGTTATTCACGGGGCACGAAGTCTAGGACTTTGGCTGATCACCTCACCGTTAGGCATTCAGCCCGTCTGGATAAGAAAGGTGAGTTAAAGAAAGGAACTGTGGCTGAGATGATTGTTGATCAAGGAACAGACATATTTCTATCGACTGTTCCTGCTATCTACAGGTTTTTGTTCATTAATCGCCCTATCTTTTTTAATCATCCCAAGAGCGGTGAACACAAGGAGCGGGAGATTTCTATAACGGATGCCGACAGTCGCATTGCACTTTCTGATGCTGAGCTTATCTGTGGATCATATGGAGTGACGACCGGTGTGGACTATCTTAAAGACTCGGGAAAGAATAAGAAGTTTTATGATCGTGCACAGCATGTCTTGACAAGGGGGGGGGGAATACAGAGTTCTGATGCCAGCCGCTATGGTCCCAACATGTCCAATTTTGCTATTGCAATCATGCTGGTGTTATTGGGGACAGCATCCATGCACTTGAAGTGGAGTAGTATTGTGTATGCCAGGCTGGCACATCGCCGAATGGTTCTGTCGACATGCATTATGCCTGAGCTCAATAAGATGTGTGCACACATCGAAACCCTGTCGTCCGCTCCAGAAACCATTTCTTGGATGAGCAGCATGCCTAGTATTGGAACTGATGGGAGTGACAAGCTAGTCTGGTACTGCACCTCTCACCACATGGGCCAGGGCATGTCACACCATTCAAGCTCGTTGCTGCATGCTGGTGGCATCTGTGTTTCGGTTGACGCAGTAGATCTGGTTGACATCACAATTTCAGGGATAGAAGTTGACTGTATGACGCACATTCTTGTGACATCTGACGACAGCACGCTTCTGAATCAGCCCAATCCTAAATCGCCTGATGATGTGCTTACAAGAGGCATGCGCCAAATGGTTGCACGAGTATATCTCATGTTGGTGAGAGTGGTTCGCAGGACTGGACTAACCATGGTCAGTGTTTTACCCAACTTAGTCAAGGAAATGATATCAGCTGTAAAGGGCGAATTCAATTCACAGGACACTGGGATCGGCGTCACATCTCCAATTCTGGGTTTCCGAGAGATGGTGACCGAAATCGTCCACCCGTCCGCTCCATCACTGATCGGCGACTACTTAAACGCCCATGCATGTGCAAGGAATATTGCACTCGCAGGCCAAGGGCTTGTAACGGGAGGATATGCCCATGCGCAGTTGATCGATATGATTGAGGAACGATGGGGCATGCTTGGCTCAGAGAAAGAAGCCCTTCGCCAATCGCCTGTTATTCCAAATCAGCTGATCAATAGCGCAACCGATTCCGAAATCCTATCGTCTCCGGCTAGTT